GGATGCTTGGTCGCCGCCCCATCGATGCCCTGCGGCAGCCAGCCACACGCTTCGAACCCGAAACCCTGCCCACCAGCAAAGCAGGTCCGGGTCTCAAGTTCGATTGCAACGATACCCCATGACGGCGGACATTCGTCTCGCCGTGAGCGTGATCCAGACGGTATTCGCACAAAAACCACCGGGCCGCCGCGACGGCGGCGGACGACCACGCAAACACGCCGAATAACAAGAAAAGCCCCTCCACCAGCAATGCTGAGAGAGGGGCGATGTTTAACCGAGTTTTCCGATGATCTGTTTTTCTTTATCGTTGAGAGGCCATATGGTCACGTCCTCCGCGGCCTTCAGTTCCGCGGCCTTCAGTTCCGCGGCCTTCAGTTCCGCGGCCTTCAGTTCCGCGGCCTTGGCTTCGCTCATCAGATAGCCGCCGCCGAAGATGGCCTTCTTCACGGCCTTCTGCGAAGCGAGCCTAGGCGTGAATGCCACGTCCGAAGCCTTGACACGGAACTCGACCTGCTTGCCAATCTTCATGAGCCTGCTCACGGTAAGCAGTTCACGTGGATACGAGTATTTCGGCGGATGCCTGCGCTGCTCTTTCCTGACGCGCTTCACGGTCTCGTCTATCGCGTTGGCCAGATCCGGCGCGGTGCGGATCAGGTCATCGCCGAAACTCGTCACGAAGCTGGTGTTGACCTGCGCGCCGTTCGCGTATTCGATGGCCGAATCCGTGACGATCATGTGCGCTCCGTTGCGTGACGTGCTGGAGAAGATCGTGAGACACGGCGCGAACAGGAAGAACGGAATTTGCTCCGTCCGATAGAACGTGCAGATCTTCGACAGGATGCTGAACGGCGGATTATCCACAACCACCGCACCGCCCGAATAGTCGAACCGCTCGTAGTCCCCGCCCGGATAGAACGGGCGCACCACCTTATCAGGGTCTATACCGTATTCCCGGCAAGCCCAGTCTTTTATCACCCCATACACTGCGGGGGGGGTGTAGCAGTCATCCGTGGTCTTCTTCGGCTTGAATTTCTCCACGAACGACCCATAATCGTCAATCGTCTGCTGTCTGATGCCCATTTTGAAAGTCCTAAAAGCAAAGCCCCTCCTCCAAAATGGAGAAGGGGCAGATTTAAAAACAGGGTGTAAAAAATTCCACGGACACTACAGTGCCGCAAATTTTTCCACACCTGATGTTGAGTTTCCGGCGCGAGTTTGATTTTCAAGCCCGAAAATTAATTGCGGCGGAGTGGATTGTAGGCCACGCCCAAGCCGGAAGCGATGAAGCCGGCCACGGTGCTGATGTATCCGCCGATCGCGGCGTCACCGAAGGTCATGAAGCCAAGACCAACGCACGATGCGATCAGACCCAGCACGTAGACCACGGTACGCACGCCCTTGGAAAAGACGGGCGTGTAAGCGGTCGGCTGCTGGTTGTCCTGACCGTCCTCGCACTCGTTGGTCAGATTATTGACTGTGGTCTCCAAAGTCGTTGGCGCTGCATGTTGAGCCATATTAAACCCCCTTAGAATCGGTTTTGATTGAGTGCCGTCTGCAAGGCGCGTGCCGTACCAGGACCGAATGATGCGTCCTGCGCCAAGCCGTAGTGCGCTTGGATGGCGCGAATGGTGGCAGGGCCAAGCAGACCATCAACACCACAGCCCAGGCGACGCTGCACGGCGCGGATCAGATCACTGCCGCCAGCACCGTAGCGAACCACGCTCGAATCGATTGCCGGACGCGCGTAAGTCCTGCCGTCAGGCACCTGCTGGCCGCTGATGACGCCATCCACCGCGGTGCCCATCCCCTGCTGCCAGCGGCGTACCGTGGCCGGGCCGACATTGCCATCCACTGCGATGGCACCGGAATTTGCGGCTGGAGCGGAAGACTGGGCGCCCTGGTATCGCAGATAGCAATTCCACGGATAGTTGTAGTAGGCGCGGATGTTGGTTTCGCGGCCAGTCTGGTCACCAGCCCTGCCATACGCGGTGCCACGCTCGCTGATGGACGCCTGCGCGAGCTTGCCGCCGCCAAGATAGACGGCCACGTGGTGCACGTCGTTGAGCGAGATTCGCCCCGGCTGCGGCCTGCCGTTCGCGGGCAGGCGGGTCCAGCCGCGACGGGTCAGATTGCCGCTCAGATTGCCGGTGTAGGTGGCCGTGCCGGTGTCGAAGCCCGCCTCACGCAGGCAGTGGATCACCAGACTGGAGCAGTCGCAATTACCCGCCGAAGCGTTGAAATTCCAACGGTCGGACTGGCTGTAGCCGAGATTGGCGACTGCGCACCAGTAGCGCATGCGATTGATGAAAGTGCTTACGCTTGCCATGTCAGTCCTCCAATCCTTCGACGGCCTTGGCCGCGTCCTCCTCGGACACGACTTGAATGGTTTCGGGCGGCATCGAATCGCCCTGCGGTGTCATTTCCGGCGTCATGGTCACTTCGTCCATGACGGCCTCCTTCCCGCCCCTCACGGGGCAATAGAAAAGGCCACCTCCGAAGAGATGGCCTTGCGGTTGTGAAAATCGATGTCAGCGCTTGTGCGCGCCGTGGTTGAAAATGATGATGAGTGCGAGGAGCAATAGGTAGGTGCCGCCCGCGATCATGAGACGCATCATTGCCTGTCCTCCAAGTATTTTTCGGCTGCAGCGACGATCCAGCATTGCGCGTCCAATTTCTCAAGCTTTGACAGCTCGTAGCTGACGGCCTCGCTGTGGTCGGTGTCCTTGTCGCCGTAGATGAGACTGATGATCGTGTTTTTGATGGTGTCACGGCACAACTCGTCCATGCGCTCGTCAAAGCGTTCCGTCCGCTCGCCTAATTGGCGGGTTTTAGCGAAATGCTGGGAAAGCGGCGAATTGTATGGCAGTCTTTCGGGATTGACGTGGCTGTACAGGCCGGTCGCCAATCCTTCCAAAGCTCCCGGCCAGACTTTCAGGCCGAGCGTGATGAGCGCGCACGCGCCGCCCACACCGCCAAACCCTGCTAGAAACGTTTGAATCACATCACATCTCCTTAAAATTGGTTAGTCTTTTGGCATAGTGCCGCCATCGAAATAAACAAGCCCGTATTTTGATGTCAGCTGACTGTATTCCGCTTGTGAGGTGACAATAACGTGGCTGACTTTCCAGACGGCATCACCGGTGGTGATGACCGTGATTTGAGGGAAAATATTTTGTCTCGGATAAGCTGTCAGACGTCCCGTCTTATCAAGCACGTGATCACTGTCCCATCCGAATCTGATCGTGCCAGTGCCGGACACAAGCTCGACTCTGGCGCTCACGACGTGCTCGGCCGGCGCATCATTAGTGACATTCCAGCCTGGGAAATCGTTACGGCCAGCACCATTGACGGTGCAAACGGCAAGCGGGCTGGACGCATAATTCGTGATGACACTCATGCCACCACCCCCAGTGCGAGGGTCAGGCTCGGGGCATCGTATCCCCGTCGAAATATCCGATGCCGTCGAGCAGGGTCTTGTTCGCCTGATAATCGGCAAACGTGCAGAGGAGCATATCTGTCACTGTAACGGTCGGATTGCCTGACTTGACGGAATAACTCATTGACACAGGATTGGGATTGTTGGAGATCATCGTGTACCCGATGCGTTGGCTTGCGCTGATGTCGCCATCCACTCCGATTATCGAGATCGTGCCGCCGGTGACGTTCACATAGACATTGATCCAATATTTCATCCCGATCTTGCTCGGGACGGTCGTGATATTCGTCCACCTGCCTGCTTTTAAGGTGATGGTCGAGGATGGTTTCGCGCATAGGTTCGTGACCATCATCGGGCACCACCGTCCCGGTGCGCGGCGTCAGTCGCGTGGCATGGTGTTCGCCGGTGAAGAAGCCCGGAAGCCCCCCCCCCGAGCGCCGCGTCATACGTGTCGGCGGCTTCCACGCTCAATTCGCTGATGGCCATACCGGAGGGGACGGCCAGGCGCGTGTCATTGGCGATCGGGGTGAAGCGGATCGTATATTTCCCGACCGTCTGGGCACTTGGGTATTTGACCGTGCCGCCGAAAAAGATGCCGATACTTTTATTCGTCGTATCGTTGCTGACGATCCTGAACGTGCACACGTATTCCACGCCGACCTCGCACGCGAAAGGCAGGTCGATGTATTCGCCTCTGGTGTTGGCCAGCGTGCCACCGGTCATGTACTTCGATATGTCGCCGCCCTTTTTGACGACATGGAAGCCGGTGGGGTCGAACTTTGGGTTCGGCCACAGGTTAATCCTCTGCATTCTCGTCTCCCTTCACGCTTTCGAGCACATCCTTCGGGATGAGTTTCATGGCCGCGTTGAGCTGGCTGGTCAGGATTGCGATTTGCTTGGTGAGAGTGCCGATTTGCGCGGAAAGAGAGTCGATGACTTCGTTCGCGTCGGCTGGAATCTGAGCCAAAATAGTCTCCTTAAATACGAAACCCCCGCAATCCGCGTGGATTGCAGGGGTTGAAAAAAAACTGGGAAATACGGGCTAGTCGGCGGCGGTCATCGTATCGATACGAGTCACGGCCTTAAGCTCGTCCAAGGTGAGGGTGCGGCCGAGATTCGTCTTCACGTCCGTGAGAGTGACGGACGTGCCGGAATCATCGAACGTCGCAAGCACGCCACGCTGATAGTCGCGCCACGATTCGGCGGTGCCGTCAGCGCTGGAAAACTCCAATCCCAAACGGCACAATTCCGCACGCACCGACTCCTTCGGCGGACGCAAATCAAGCACGCCAGACGGCTCGGCGGGCGTCACGGCAGGCACGGTATCGGTAGTGGTCTCAGTGGTCACATCGGCCATAATCAATCTCCTTAATTCTGTTGGTTTTGTCTTGGTATGAGCGACGCGTAGAAGCGTTCCTCGCACTCGTCCAGCATCGCCTGACTGGATTCATCCGAGAGGAAATCATCCAATCCGTCGACATCCCGTGTGCAGGCCGTGTCGATGCCGCTGGACGGCTCCACGCCAGCATCATCCGCAGCAAGCGTGGCCACGAGCCTCGCGTCGGTCTCATTAGACATGACCGGCAATCGCATCCCCGCACGCGTCTCATTGCGTGCGGCTGTCAGCGGATCGTCCAACACTTCCCCATCAGCCGCAAGCATGCTCACACTGGTGGCGGAATCCGTTAAAGCCGATTCCAACGCTTCGAACGCTCCAGTCCACACGCCCCTGCCGGTGGCGCGGTCGTACCGGCTCGTGTCCTCCCTGCCCTGCATGATCGCCGCGATCGCCTCACGGGTCGAGGCCAATCCGAGCAGCGCCTTCCACGATGCGATCACATCGGGTGTGAAGACGAAACTGTCCGACCCGTTTATGGGCGGATTACAGCGGATAATGCAAAGACCACTGTTATCATCCATTTCGAAAGTCGCTGACAACATTTCCTCCAATCATTTGACCAGATAGGCGAGGTATTCGGCGTACACGTCGACCGGGCAAGGCTGGTCGGCGTTGTAAAGCTTCAATTGGAAGCCGCTCTGCCTGCCCGTGTTGCATGGATGCGCGATGATGCCCGCCCATTGCGAGTCCGCGTTCGCGACGACGTAATAGTGGCCGTATTTCGTCGGGCTGAACGTGCAATCGACTTGCATGGAAGCGCCGGTCGCAATCTTCGAGCCGGGATTCGGATACCACGCCTTCCACGCAGCCTGGGCATGGAACGTAAAACGGTTCGTGATGCCGCCAAGATAGCCGCCGAGATACACGTATCCGGTGCCGATGTTCGCGCCGACTCCGACCTCGCCGTTCGCGTCTTGCGCTTCGAGCCAGCACTCCGAACCGTTCGCGCTATCGCCGGACAGAGTGAGGAAAGCGCTGCTTTTCTTGCTCTCGTCCGCCTCGTCGTAATCCGTGTTCGCCACGGCATACACTCTGGATGTGACGCCGCCGCTGCCGGTACCGCCTTTCTTGCGCGGCTTCGATCTGAGAGACATGAACGCGGCAGGGTCGTTCTTGCTCACGTGTCCGCTCCACAAGTCCAGTTCGCCCATCGCGCCGACCTGATTCGACTGGATGACAGAAGCGATGGTCGGATGCGAAAAGTAGGCGGTGGACCCGTTGTAAGCGGGGAATTCGATGCCATCACCGGTGAAAGTCTCAGATCCGCCGATGATGTAGGTCTGATAATCCGGACTGATGCGCACCCTGTGCCCGCTCGTGCGGGTTTGGAAAGTGCCGGTCAGCAGGTTGCTTTTGCCTTCACCGTCGAGGTAGACGGTCTGGTTATGAGCCGAATCCCACATCCGCAACGAGCTGCTGTTGAGCTTCATTCCCGTGTTCGCGGCCTCGGAGCTTTGGAAGACGGCGCCCGTAAAGACGTAGCCTTTGAATTGGCCTGCCGCCACCTTGTCGGACGTGATAGTGCCAGCCGCGATCTTGACGGCCGTCACACTGTTTGCCGCGAGCTTGTCGGCGGTGATGGCACCAGTGACAATCTTGGACGCATTGACCGAATTAGCAGCCAATTTATCCGCGTCCACCGCGCCAGCCGCCAAGGCAGCAGTGGTCACGGCATTAGCCGCAATCTCTCCGGCCTGGATCTTGTGGACGTTGAGCAGCGCCACGGTCATGTCTTCCGTGACCTTGAGCTTCGCCGTCGTGACCGAGTTGGCTGCAATCTTGTCGGACGTGATGGCCAGTGCGACGATATTCCGCGCCTGCACCGAATCAGCCGCCAATTTGCCAGCGGTCACCGCATCGGAAACCAGCTTCTCGGTCGTGACCGAGTTTGCCGCCAGCTTGTCCGCCGTGATGGCATTGGCCTTGACCTTCTCCGCCGTCACTGAGTCGGCGGCAAGATGCTTCGCGGCCACCGTGCCAGCAGCGAGGATGTTGTTCGCCACGAGGTCAAACGGTTCGAAGCGCGTACCATCCCACGTAAGGACTTCCACCACACGATCGGACAAGGGCACGAGCACGGAAGGGCTGGCGTTTGGCGCACCAGTCCAGTAGGTGTAGAAGTCGGCGAGCATGGACGGCGAATTATTCTTCTCGCCTTTCCAGCGCGTCCAATACTTCTGGGTGCGCCACCACATGTCACCCGGCTTCAAACCGTCATGCGCGGGTTCGTCAGGGCCACGGTAGATCAGATTCTTGCCGTCCGCCGTGGTCTGAGCCTTTTTCGCGGCGGCCTGCGCCTGATTCGCCTGCGCGGCGGCGTTGGCGGCTGTGGTCTGAGCCTTGTCAGCCGTTGATTGCGCCGTCTGCGCGGCAGCATGTGCCTTGACAGCGGCGTTGGCGGCATCGGTGGCCGCCTTGTCCGTCACCGCCACCCATGTGCTGCCGTTCCACCGTTTCGGCGTGTTAGCGCCACCGGTGGTGTCGATCCACAAGGTAGTCGGCTTGCGCATCGAAGCGTCCGGCGCAGTGGACTGGATGAGCACGTCGGCCTTGCCGTTAGCCACGCCAGCGGCGGGGGCCGGAAGCCGCATTCCCCCCAGGCCAAGGA